ATAACCTCACAAGTGAACTGGAGCAGAACATTCGCATTTCAAGTTCGCCTAGTTTAGTTAAGACAGCGGACACACAAGCCGCAGGCGGAAGTGGTGCCATTATCAACATGCCTGAGAACTTGCCAGGTGATTTAAAGCCTTATTTGCTACAACCAAGTGGTGCTACAGTAAGCAGTATTCTTGATGCAATTGACTACCACAAAACAGCCATTGACCGTATGACACACTTGACAGCAGTTCGTGGTGAGAAAACACAAAGTGGTGTTGCTACAGAAGCAGACTTTTTAGTGCTTAATGCCCGTCTTGCTGACAAGGCCGCAACACTAGAAAAGATAGAATACAAGATTTGGGACCTATTCTTTGCATGGCAGGGCATTGAACCTAGTGAAGACTTTGAAGTCCGTTACGAAACTTCGTTCTCTATTCGTGACAAAGCACGAGACCTAGCACAATTAGCGCAAGGTTTGAGCCTGGTTGACAATCCATTGTACCAAGCAGAAGCGAAGAAAGCCATTGTTGAAATCACTTTAGAAGATGATGAAACCATTGAAGCAATCCAACAAAGCATTGTAGTAAGTGTAGATCCAGATGGAGAGGGCCGTGGTGCTATGACTCCAGGTGAAACACATCCTAGTGCTGGTGAGGAACCAGAACAGTACTTGATGCATGTAGAACAAATGATCCGTGAAGGATATACTGCCGCAGAAATCTTAGCAATGCACCCAGAAGTAAGTGCAAGTGCTTTAGATGAAGTGCGTCATGCTGTAGAGGGCACAGAGTAATCTGGCTCTTTTATTGACTAAATAAACACACTGAGGACTACCTCATAAAAAATAGGAGCGTCTACTGTGGACCAAACAACAGGTAATGTAGAAGGCCAGGCTACTGAGAGCCAAAACCAAAATTCTACTGCAACAACACAAAACTCAGGCAGTGAGAAAACATTTACTCAAGAAGAAGTAAATGCAATCATCACTAAAAGACTTAGCCAAGTTGAAAAGAAATATCAAGGTATTGATGTAAATGAATACCAGCAACTCAAGAGCATTAGAGAGCAACAGGAAACTGAACAAGCACTAAAGCGTCAAGAGTTTGATAAAGTATTGGGGCAGGTTAAGTCAGCGTCAGAACAAAGGATTTCTGCGCTTACACGAGAGTTAGAAACAATTAAGATTGATGGGGCACTAATTGCTGAAGCATCAGCTCGCAAGGCAGTAGCACCAGACAAAGTAGCCGCACTATTACGCAACAACCTAAAGTTAGGTGCTGATGGTAGCGTGGAAGTAGTTGATTCTAATGGCCAGGTTCGTTATGATGCTAATAAGGCACAGCCTTTAGGCATTGGTGACCTGGTTGATGAGTTCTTAAAAGAGAATTCTTTCTTTGTGGCAGCAAGTCCAGCAGGTTCAGGTGCAAGACCAGGTCAGGGCCAAGAGGCCAAGATCACAAAAATTGACATCAGTTCTTTGGATATGAAAAATCCAGAGCACCGCAAAGTCTACGCCGAATATCGTAAGACAGCGGGATTTAGATAAAATAAAGGAATATTATCATGGCAGGTTCAACAACAACCACATTAAACGACTTACTACCAGCAATCACTGCTGAAGCTATGTTCGTTGCAGGCGAGCGTTCTATTATGCGCGGCCTAGTTAAAAACTTTGCATTGGCTCCAGGTCAAGGCAAAACAATCACAGTACCAATTTACCCACTACAGTCTGCAGCCGCAGTTACTGAAGGTGACGAAGTTGGTAACACAGCAGTTAGCACAGACGGTGCTACATTGACAGTTACAACAGCCGCTATCCGTACATTGGTTACTGACTTGGCAGTTGCATCAAGCGCCAGCAATGTTGTTGCTGATTTAGGTCGCTTGTTTGGTGAAGCTATTGCTCGCAAGGTTGACACAGATTTGTTAGCATTGTTCAGTAGTTTCTCAGTTGGTGCTGGCGATGCTACTACAGCATTGAGCGCCGCTACTATCGCTCAAGCAGCCGCTAAATTGCGTGCCGCTGGTGTTCCAGTTCAAGACTTGGCATGTGTTATCAACCCATATGTTGCTTATGACTTGAAGTCTGCTATCACTAACACATTTGCTAACCCAAATGCTGGTTTGATCCAGAACGAAGCAATGTCAACTGGTTATATCGGTACATTGTTCGGAATCCCAGTCTACGAAAGCAACTTGATTGCCAACAACGGTACAGCTGGTGACTATGTTGGTGGTGTATTCCACCGCGAAGCACTTGGCTTGGCCATGGTTGGTGACATCAACATTGAAACACAACGCCGTGCAAGTTTCTTGGGTACTGACATTGTTGCTTCCATGCACTATGGTGTAGGCGAATTGTATGACGGTTACGGTGTTAAAGTAACTGCTGATTCAAGCATTCTCTAATAGTGAAATAGACCGGGGCTAGATGACTAGCCCTGTCACAAGGAAATAATAATATGCCTTTTGCAACAAATAATGATTTAGTAAAGTACTTTCCCACTGCCATGGACCATGGTGTAGCGGACTGGACTGCTGAACTAGCAATGGCACAAGGCGATGTTGAGACTATTGTCAAGACTCGCTGGTTTAATGTAGAATTTGGTACAGTTCGTTCGCGTAGTAGTGTAGTTGGTTTACCAACTTACGATGCGACCAAGCTAACAGATTCACAGTGGACTCGTGCTACATGCTATCGTGCGTTGGCTGTTTATATTCTAAGCAAACTCTCTACCTTTAGGCCCGAGGGTGACTCATTCCGTGAACAACTTGCTTTCTTTCAAAGTCGCTTTGAAGAAGAAATGAATTTACAGTTTGGCGCAGGCGTAGAATATGATTTAGACAATGACGGCACAGTAGAAACAGGCGAGAAATTCGCAATCGCACAAGATAGGTTGTATAGATAATGAGTAGCAAGCGTGAATTGATTACACAGAACATTGTTGATACATTAAAAAATCAACAAAGAGCCCGTTTTGGAACAGTAACTAGAGATCCTGGTATTGAACTTCAAGACTTGGCGCAAACTGCTTTCCCAGCAGTGGTAATTGAAAGCGGTAACGAGGAACGAACAAGCATCACGCAAGGTGGCTTGTCTCAAACTCGAGAAAGTTTCATGGATGTAAATATCTCTGTGTGGACCAATTCTAATTCACGAGTAGATACGCTACGCAATGATTTGATTGAACAAATTGAAGAATTGCTGGACGCAGATCCAACTCGTGGAGGCTACGCATTAGATACACAATTGGTTTCTGTTGTTACCAATAACACAGAAACCGCACCATACTTCGCGATGGGTATGACTTTTCAAATCAGATACTTGTACACAAAAGGTCAAGTTTAAAGGAATAATATCATGGCAGCAACAGCAGGCCGTAACGGTCAAGTTACAGTTCAGTTACCAAGCGCAGACTTAGGCACTTCTTATGGAAGCGCCACAATCGTAGGTCAAATGCGTTCTTGGAGCCTGGACGATACAGTTGAAACACTAGACACAACTGTAATGGATGGTTCAGCAAGCGGATTCATCTTCCGCAACACAGTACCAAGTTTTAAAACTTGGACAATCACTGTAGACTTCATTTATGATGCTACAGATACTACAACAGCAGATGCCCAGTTCAAGGCTGGTAACAACGCAGTTGTAGCAATTTACCCTGAAGGTAACAACACTTCTACTGATGTCGCGATCAGCGGTACAGGTTTAATCACAAGTTTAACTCGTAGTGCCAGCTTTGACGGCTTGATTGAGTGTTCAGTTACTTTTGAAGGTAAATCAGCTCTGTCATATAGTACAGCGTCTTAATAGGAGACTACTACTATGGCAGTCAAATCAGGACGCAATGGATCACTTAGACTTACCATTGGTGGCGCAATAGATACTGTACCAAGTGCCGCAGGCACAGGTTCATCACCTAGCGACAGCCTTGGTAACCTACGCTCATGGAGCATTGATCAAAGTGCTAACCTTTTGACTGTTGATACCGCAAGCATGGGTAACTTTGATGACTGGACAGAGACTTTTACTATGTCCAGATCATGGAGTGGTAGTTTTTCAGGACTTTGGGATGAAGGGGCACCTGGTGTTGACGACTTAGTTGTTGGACGCACCATTAAGATTGCCCTGTTCCCTGACAGTTCTACTAGTGGTGGAAGCCCTACTGAATACTACTCAGGCACAGCGATTATTAATAGTCTAACCTATAATGCAAGTTATGACGGTATGGTTGAATTAAGTTTCAGCGTTACTGGCAAAGGCGCATTATCGTATGAAGGCAGCGCATTAGCATAATATGGCAACAACAGCCAAAGGAACCATTAAAGAACTTCGTAAAGAAGTTTCAAAGGATCTCTCTGGCTTAGCAACAGATCTGTACCAGGAAATTGTGAGGACAACCCCACGAAGAACTGGTACAGCTTCTCGTAGTTGGACAAAACCACCCAAGGTTGATGAGGATAACTACAATGTAACGGTAACGACCAGTTCACTACCTTACATACAGCCATTAGAAGATGGTCACAGTAAGCAGGCACCCAATGGATTCATCCAACCTGCAATTGATAAAATCACAAGGAAACGATAATGAGTAAAGTATTAGATAGTGCCAAAGCGCACTTTAAAGAAATCCTAGCAGGCGGTCTAAAAGGACCAATTGAAGTACCTGAATGGGAAACAAAGATTTATTACAAACCAGCAACTACATTCCAACAAGAATCAAAGATTGTTGAATTGACACAAGCTGGTAAGACAGTTGAGGCTCTCGTAGAATCACTTATCATGCGTAGCCTTGACGCAGATGGCAATCCACTGTTTAACAAAGTAGACAAACCAGAACTAATGCGTTTTGTTGACCCAAGTATCATCATGCGTGTGATGGCTGAGATGAATGATCCAGACACACAGCGCACAGTCGAGCAAGGCCTGGGAAACTAAAAAGCGATACAGAACTTCAGTTTTTGTTTTATCTAGCACATGAACTGAAGTGCGGTATCGCAACAGTATTAGACTTCAGTACAGTAGAAATACGAGCCTGGAGTGAATGGTTTCAGTGGAAAGCAGAAAAAGAAAAGGCTGACGCAGAGAAGGCCAGGGCTAGAAAAAGATAAGGGACCCAGCGTCCCTTTTCACTTGTTTAGAGCCAAACTAAATAAGCTAAAGGAGAATCCTCAATATGGCAAGTTTTGATGTAATCGTCAAGCTGGTAGACCAAACAAAAGGTTCAATGAAAAACATTGAGTCTGGGCTCAAAGGCATTCAAAGTGCCGCAAGTAGAGCGCAGACTGTTCTTGCCGCTATGGTCAGCGGACAAGTAGTAAAACAACTTTATGAAACAGGCACAGCAATTGAAGCAATTGAAAAGCGACTAAAGTTCATTACCCCAGCAGGTACTGATGCCAAAGCCTTATTCAAAGACCTAAGTGGCCTAGCCAGCAGTTTAGGTGCTGATGTCTATGACATGAGCAATGCGTTTGTAACGCTAAGAAATAATGGTCTAGCACCAACAGAAGCTAGACTGACCGCAATCACTAACATTGCCAAAGTAAGTGGAGCCAGCATTAATGATGTTGCTGACGCACTGGGTAATGTAGGTGACGCTGAGAAATTAAAAGCACTTGAGCGAGCAACAGGTGACTTGATCAAGATCGATGAAGTGCTAAATGCGTATGGACAAAGCACAGGCAAGTTCGCAATCAAATACGCAGGACAAACTGTTCAGATTGTTAGTTCAAGTAAAGAAGCAGTTCAAGCAATTGAAAACATTGGCAACACACAACTCAAAGGTGCCGCACAAGAAAGCGCAAAAAGTCTTGGTGGTGCGTTTGGTGAATTAAAGAATAAAATTATTGAAGCCACAGCGGCTTTGCTTGATGGTGGACTTAGAGATGCCTTAATTGACATTGCTGAAAAAGCAACCAAGGCCATTGATGCCAACAAAGACTTTATTAAGAGTTTTGGTGCTGACTTAGGTCGTGCTGTTACAATTGGCGCAGACGCACTTAAACTACTTGCTGACAACTTTGGTCTAATCAAAGACGCAGTTGTTACACTATTGATTGTGCGATTAGGCTCAGCCTTACTAAACTTATCCAGTGCTATTACAAACAACAGAGGTCCTATTGCGGCCTTTATTCGTAGTTTGTTTGGTATTGGCACAGCGGCCGCGGCCGCAAGTGGTGGTATTGCCGCAGTTAGCACAGCAGCCGCAGTAGGTCCTATCACAGCATTTGCCACACGCATGGGTGTGTTGTTTGCTACATTAGGTGGCTTCCCAGGTATATTAACAGCAATTGGTGCTGGTATTGTTGCGTTGGTAACAAGTCCAATTGCTTTGTTAACAGGTGCTTTGGTTGCTATTGAATTTGGATTCCAAAAGGCATTTAACATTAGTCCAATCGACACAATGGCCGCTGGATTAGAAAAACTAGTGACCAACAACTTCCCTAGAGTAGCCAAGTTCTTAAATGACATTGGTAATTCATTGGGCATGGCACCTCCTCCAAGTGTAGTAAACGCACCCAAGCCTATTACAGGTGGTGGTGATGGCAAGCGTATGGATGGCACACAAGATCCAAGAGTGTTGGGACAACCAGGTAGTATTTCTAGTCAAGTTATCAACTCTGCCGCAGGTGCCGACACAGCACCAAACAAGCCACTAAGCACAGTATTAGATGCGCTGGGTGAATTAAACAAGAAAATCTTTGATGCCAACAATGCTATTCGTGTGCTAGAACCAGCCTTGGCCAAAGCATTGGCCTCTGGTGATGTTGTACGCTACAATCAAGTTTGGGAAGCACTAAAAGGCAATTACGAAACCATTGGTCGTGATGTGTTACCTAATTTGGGCATGGCGGCCAAACAAGCCAGCAAGGAATTAGTTGCCAGCCTAAACGCACAAGAACAAGAACTTGCTATTGCTACAGAACTGTACAAAGATGTATTAACAGTTGTTCGTGAATTTGCTGTAGAGCTAGACAAAGAAGCACTGAGCCTAGACAAGCGTGGTTCAGCACTAACTCAAAGTAATATCCTAAACAAGATATTCAACAATGAAGTACAAGCCGCTAACAATGCCTTAACTGAAAATGCCGCAAGACTTGACAGCGTAAGCACACAACAAGCCTTGTTTAAAATAAACATTGAACAGAGTCGTATCAGTTTAGATACACAAAAACAAACACTAGGTTTCTTATCAGCCGCATTTGCCGCAGGTAAGATTACATTAGCAGAGTACACAAAAGAACTTGGCAACTTAGATGCGGCCTTGTTAAATTCAGATCAAGTGTTGAGTCAAGCCCTTGGAACAGCACAGCGTGATGTTGACATTGCGGCCACAAGATTAACAGCATTAGAAAAACTCAATGCTGAATTTAGAGCAGGTACTGTAGCGGCCAAAGCATATCGTGTTGCGGCTGGAAATTTGGGTGGTGACACAGAAGAAATTGAACGCACAATTGGTGTGTATGGCACATTCAAAGATAGACTGATTGAAAACAATGAGTTTATCAAGAAATCAATCAAAGGTGCGGCAACTACATTCTCTCAAGACTTTACAAAGGCCTTTATGGAAGCCCGTAATCCTTTAGAAGCATTCAAAGACTTCTTTGGCAACATCCTAAGTGACATTGCCAACCGTATGATCAAGCAACAACTTGCTGATCCACTTGCTGAAGCACTAACAGGCATTGCCAATGAATTGATTGGTGCCAAAGGTGATGGTAAGATGGGCAAGATCATGACAGAAGGTATGGGAGCCACAGGTGATACCATGGTGGACTACATGAAGTCAGCAGGCTCAAAGATGATGGACAGTATGAGTGGTGCCGCAAGTGGTATTACTGATATCTTCTCAGGTATGGGTGATAGCTTGGGTAATATCTTTAATAGCGTGTTTAGTTGGATCAAAGATGGCATTGGCTCAATTGGATCTAGCATGGGTGGTCTTGGTGGCATGTTTGGTAGCGGCGGTGGTAGCAGTATGTTTGGTGACATAGTTGGTAGCATTGGTTCCTTCCTTGGCTTTGCTGATGGTGGTCGTCCTCCAGTTGGTGAAGTCAGCTTGGTAGGTGAGCGTGGTCCAGAATTGTTTGTTCCTGACACAGGTGGCACAGTTATACCTAATGACCAAATGGGCGGTAGCAATGACGCACTTGTAGTCAACTTCAACCTAAACGCTATTGACACCATGACTGGCACACAGTTCTTATTACAGAACAAACCTGCTATCGTTAACATGATTGGCGAAGCATATAACAAGAGAGGCCGTCGTGGCCCCTTAGATTAAATAGAGGACTAAGGACAATAAATGATACCATCAAGTTATAGAACAGAAGCGGAAGCACTAGCAATCCGCAACACATATGGTGAAGGTAGTTTACTACTGACATCTATGTACACTAACGGAAGCACCTCAACCAATCCAGGTTTAGATGGTGTACTAAGTGCTGATGCACTGGCTCGCATACAAGGCACTGACTTGTCAGGCGTTACCTCAACAATCAGCACCACAGTCAGTGGTGGCTTTACTTCGGCAGATGCTGCCTACATTGATGGCATGCGTACAAGACTCAGTGCCAGCATTACAGAGTTTTATAGTAGCAAGCCCAACCTAAGCCCATTCAACACCAACAACAAGCAAAGCGGACAAAGCGATGCCAATGTGCGTGACAACTTTTTACAAGCCATATTCAAATATGATGCTCGTTACGGTGAACGCTTGCGTTTAGATGAAACAGAAGTTATCACAAGACTCGATACAGGTGAGTATGTGCTACCAAACCGCACCAGTTTTATTAAGAATCCTTGGGTAGAAGCCACAATGCGTTTACATGGTGCTGGTGATATCAACTCAATTGATGATACAGGTACAGGTGGTGCTTATCGTGTTACTACTGCTACCAAACATGGCTTGTATGATGGACAGTTGTTGAGTGCTACTCAAGGCGCCACAGCACCAAGTCCAATGGCAGAAACGCATGTTGAGAAAACTATTACCAAGTTAACACAACCAGGAACTTCAAGCACAACAGCACCAGCTTCCAGCTACTACACTACAAGTGCTAACCATTATTTTGTTAACGGACAAAAGTTTGTTCCAACCAATGTTGAAATAGGTATCACAGGTTATGACACAGAAGACAAGTATTGGGCTTTCCAGCGTGACCGATACATTAAAGTATTAAGTGCTACCACATTCGAATTGCATAGAAACTATGCTTGTACTGATAGAATTTCAACTGGCTACTACAACGGTTCAATGAATTTTAGTCAAACAGGCACAGGTGATTATTATGTAACTGGTGTTACGATGCAAACCTTAGATGGCATGCCTATCTTGTTTGATTCAACAGGCAGCACTGATACAAGTGTAAGCGTATTCCAAAAGGACACTATTGTCAGTGTCAACACCAGCAATGGAGCATGGAGTACCAGTGCCGCTATCAAAGATGGCATCCAAGATGGTATGTTGACCAACTTCAATAACTTTACTGGTTCCACATGGTCAGGCATTGACAGTTACAATTATCCCTTGTACTTTAAGAAATTAGACAACACAAGTTTTAGCTTACACACAAGTCCAACAGTTTTAAACGATAGCTTATGGATTCCAGGTACAACCAGCAATCTTGATCTTGACGCAGTTGAATATACTTCAAGCACATGGACAGCAACATTTACTAGACCACATAACTTGTTAAATGGTCAAGACTTCCGCATGAGAAGTGTTACTGCTGATTTTGGCGGACAAGAAATTGATGCTTACTACTATCTTGGTGTAAACAATGCTGGCAACTATTGGTTGTTAGCAGACACAAGCGATAACATCTTAGATGGTTCAAGAATTTACATTAGTACATCTGCTTCAGGTGGTCAAGGCACAACAATCACTATTCAAAGCACACAAGTCACAGTACCACAAAACGGCCTGTATGTCAAGCGTGTAGGTGGCGCTGGCAATAGAAAAGTTCAGTTGTTTACTGATGCGGCAATGACTACACAATGGACACCATTGGCAGCAGTTGGTGTTGAATATGCTGTTGGAGCCAACACATTCTTGGCCAACATTTACTTTGCCAAAGTTGTTGACTCAACTACAGTAGAGTTATACTCAGAGCCAACACTAACAACCAAATGGAACCCCAATGATGGTTCTACTGCTGTCACAGCAATCACTTCAGGTGCTACAGGTAATACACTGGCCACAAACATTGTAATAACTTATACTAGCCCAGGTGGTGGTTACATTCAGCCTATGTTCTTCCCAGACACATCAGGCTACACTGGCATTACTTTGTACAAGGACCAAGAGCTAACTGAGAAATATATTCTAAGCAACACAGGTGTTGTGTCAGGCACTGGTGGTTTTATTGCAGAACGCTCAACAACTGGTTGCTATCGCATGAATGCTATTAGTCATTACATGGCTTGGATTGATACTGGCAACAGTTCAGTTCTAAATGAACTGAACTTTAGCAACACCAAAGTTTATCCTGCATTTTATATCAATGTAACCAGTGATACAGTATTTGATTTGTATGTTGATTCTGGACTAACTGTACCTTACACAACTCCAGCAATTGGTACCACAGGTGCTACCAGCACACCAGGCAGCATGGTTGTTGCACAGTATCAACAAGATGGCGCTTGGAGATTAGACAAGATCATTGGTCGCAATATTGGACTGTTGACTTATTACTACAACAACTATGATGCTGGCACAACACCAGTTAACGCACAAGTAAGCACAACTTTCTATCCTACACATTATGAAAGCAATGTGATTTATGATTATGTAGGTAACAATAACAACTGGCCAGGTCTAAGTGTTGCTGAATATAGCAACTCAAATGCAGGTGTTTACTACGGACACTTGCGCCCTATCAAAGCAGGTTCAAGTGATGCTGGTAACACAGGTCGTGTAGGCGTTGACAGTTCAATATATGGTGTAACACAAGGTTCACCTATGTATTATGATTTGAATCGTCCAGGACGCTTCAAGTTTGGAAGTCCAATGATCTTGGGTATTAAAGTTCAAGGCGACACTGGCACTTTCACAGAAAATCCATTGGATTACAATGGTGTACCTTGGACACAAGGCACAGTGGGTCAACCATATCGTGATTGGCCACAAACTGTTCAGCCTACCAGCATGACATGGACTATTGAACAGCCAACACAGGTGTTGGAAACTGTCAACATGAATCGCTACACACGCACTCGTGATGTAAGCCAATACAGATACAAGTTGACATATCCGCCAATGACATCAGCCGAAATCCAACCGTTTATTGCAGTAATTCATGCGGCAGGTGGTGCTTACAAACCATTTAAGTTCTGGTTCCCACGCAACAACAACATTGCTATGACAGTGAGTATGCAAAGCAAGAGCGCACAAACCAGCAATCACTTCTTTGTCAGAACTGCGCTAACTGCTGGCACAAGAGTTATTCAAGCAGATGGCTTGCCACAGAACAAGACTGAAAACGATCCTGCTTTCTTTGCTGGTGCTGGACTCAACATGCGTATCTCAAATGGTCAAGGTAGCATGATGGTTCCTATTCACAATGTACGCACAAATGAGTATGGCGAAGCCAACATTCGTATCAACAATGGTATTCCAGCAAACATTGCCGCAGGCGAGTGGATGGACAGTTATATCAATTACACTGATGTATTTTTGGATGGCAACTCTGTTGACATTAAGGTAGATACAAGAGGTTATCACTACTTGGAAGTAGACATGATTACCAAGAGAGTATTTTAATGGCCAATAGAAACTTATCCTCACAGCAAATTACAGCCAACAACTTACAGAACGCCAAGTTCTTTGAGTTGTTGTATCTGCGTGTTCGTGACACAGGTACTAGTACTTTAGAACACACTTACATATCCAATGCTCCTTACGACATTACTGTAGACACAGATATTTCCAGCATGGGTATTGGTCAAGGTACACAAACATTCACAGCACTTGGTCCATTCTTACAGTTTGGTAATGTGGATGAATCAGCAGACTTTCAAATCAACTCAGTGACAATTACACTAGGTGGTGTGCGTGACGCTGATTTGGAATTGTTTTTAGGTAATCAATACTTGGACCAACCAATGAAGATATTTCGTGTTTGGTATGATGATGCAGGCACTAGAATTGGTGATCCAGTTATGATATTTGATGGTCGTATTGACAAACCAGTTATCAGTGACGATCCAGAAAATGGTATCACAATTGGTTGTGCGGCATCAAGCCAATGGGTTGATTATGAACGCAGAGCAGGTCGCCATACCAACCCCAGTGAACAAAAGTTTTTCTTTGCCAATGACACAGGTTTTAAGTTTGCCAACATTGCTATCAAAGACTTGAAGTGGGGCGGTAGTTGATAAATCAGCGTGTTCTTAGAACTGCTAATTTTTTAGTAACTAGGTCAGCTACTCCTTGGGCATGGGGTGAATGGGATTGTAATTTGTTTATAACAGATTACTTGGATCACCTGGATTCAGGTACTCGCAGTGAATACATTCGACACAAGTACACAGACCTGCGTAGTGCAATTCGTTTTCAAAAGACCATACCAAGTGCTCCTGAGTGGATCGCACTACAAGGATATGGGATAATTACTAGTAGTGAATTACAAGATTACGATATTGTGTTAGAACCAGAATCAGGCTACTGGCACGCAGGTTTGGTGTTTGGTGGCAGCATATGGTCAGTTGAAATTGACCGTGGCACAGTAATAAGGCCCATTGAGGCAACGGAATATACATTAGGAAGACAACATGGGTAAAAAAGCATTTGGTGCCATTATTGCTATTGCGGCAATTGCCTTGGCAGGTCCATTAGCAACAGCAATTGGCTTTGGTAGTAGTGGACTTGGTTTCTTGTTAGCAAGAACAGTTATTGCCATGGGTATTCAAGCACTTGGTTCAAGTGTATTAGGCCTTAACAAACGAGATGGGGGCAATGGTACAGGCGTAAGTCAAAGTGGTATCATGGCCAACGAAGCGAGTGGCATCGCACAAATTCCTATTGTGTATGGCCGTCGCAAAGTAGGCGCAAGACGAATCTATTTGAATGTCAAAGACAAAACATACCTACACATGGTCATGGCTGTGAGTGAAGGTGAAATTGGCCGCATACGCAAAGTTTACTTTAATGACATACTTGCCATTGACATGACAGTAGGCACACCAGGTGGCACACAAAATACTGAAACGGCAGGTGTAGGTCAAGTCGTCACTGGCACTGACTCAAAGATTACAGAAAAGTTCCGCGACCACTTGCGCTTTGAATATCGCTTGGGCACTGAAACACAAAGTGCGTTTTCATATCTAACAGGCAAGTTTGCTGAGTGGGACGCCAATGCCAAGTGTACTGGTGTTGCTCTTGTTTACTTTGAATTCAAGTTCAATCCAGATGTTTACAATTCAATTCCCAACATCACACTAGAAATTGATGGTGTTAAAGTTGCTAGAGTAGAAAGTCTAAGCAACAAGTACAGCGTGGCATATCGTAGTACTACTGATGGTGATATAACTTATACTGAGCCAGCAAGCCCTTACAACAATTCCTGGGGTGTAAACCCTGCGGATGTGGTTTACAATTACCTTACAAATAGCCGCTACGGAAAAGGCATTGACACAGGACACATCAACATTGACAGCTTTATTGATGCCAAGCGTTACTGTAAACAAACAGTCCAAGCCTCATTTGGTGGCACTACAGAAACTTATGTGCGTTACATGATCAATGGTCACTGTGAACCAGATGATACTTTATACAACAACATCAAGCGTATTCTAAGTTGCTTCCAAGGTTATTTGGTGTTCTCTAATGGACAATACTATTTGAAACTAAACAAGGAAGTTGTTGATCCAGCAACTGATATTGAATACCCACAAGGTGGAACTGACCCGCAAGTGGACTCAACACTACTAAACAGCTTGTACCAATTTAATGAAAACAACATGATTGGCAAGTATGATGTGCAGTTGGCTTCAAAGTCAAATCGTTTCAATCGCATGAAACTCACTTACTATGATGAGCGCAGTGATTACAATCCAAGTATCCAATACTATGACAGCGCAACATATCTAGCTCGAGACAACAACGAAATCTTTGAGCGTGAAATTGAATTGCCCATGGTAACAGATCAACGCAACGCAATGACACTTGCTGGCATTATCTTAAATCAAAGTCGTAACCAAATGGCCATCAACTTCCAAGCAGTTTATTCAGCACTGGTAGTTGAAGTAGGTGATGTTGTTTGTATCAGTATTGAAAACATGGGATGGACACAAAAACTATTCCGTATCATGAGCATGGGCATTAACTTGGATGGCACTATTGATATCACAGCAACAGAATATCAACATGAAGCATACTTGCTAACAACATTGCCAGAGATTACTGAACCAGGCTCTGTTACACTTCCTGACTTTAACTCAGTAGCCGCACCAACTGGGTTGACCACAGCCACTCGAGTTGTATCAGCCAGTGATGGTAGCAAGCAAGTGTTTATTGATGCTAGTTGGACAGCACCAACAGGTGATGGTACAATTAAAGAATATGAAATACAAGTGACAGCAACTGGATATGAAAACTATTCTAGAACAACAGGCACTTCAATCTCATTTGGTCCACTGCCAAATGGAACATACACAGTAAAGGTAAGAGCAGTCAACGCTTACGGCTCTTATTCAGCATACCTAACATAAGGACAAGACATGGCAGTTATTACAATTGATGATGATACAGTAACAGGTGAAGGTACAGCACCTGACGCACCTAGTGCGCTGACAACAGAACGAGAATGGGATGCTGTTAGATTACACTGGGCCAATCCACCACAACGAGATGTAGACTACATTCAAATTTGGCGCCATACAGCAAACGATCGTGCCTCTGCCACAATGGTAGCACAGGTCAAGGCCAATGATTATACAGATCACAGTTTAGAAACAGGCACAAGATATTATTGGATTCGTGCCATTAGTACAACCGGCTTAGAAGGTGGCTGGCATCCTACAAGTGCCACAGGTGGTGTAAGTGGTATTCCAGAACAAGTTGCTGTCACAAGTCCACAAGACAAACAGTTCCTACAATATGACTCTGCTTCAAGTAGTTGGGTCAACACACAATTACGAGATGGCACAAGACTGAAAGGTGCCATTGAAGCAACACAAAACGAATCTTATACAGTAGCTCCACCTGTACTAAACACAACTTCAGGTAACAATGGTTTTGATATTGTAAGCTCTACAGGTGGTACAAATGGTTATGGTGCTCAATGTAGTTTAACACAATACTTTGGTGATACTGCCGCAGGCACATTAACCAGTGCGGCAATTGCATTGAGAACTGCCAATGGTACAGATACATCACCTACTGCAACTGTGAGTACTGATACATTAGGTACCATTAACTATGCTGGCTACGCTACTACTGGCTTTGGCAACTATGTAGCAAGTCAAAACCAAGGTGGTGGTATGACAGCATTTCATCCACTGCAAATTCAAGGTGTAGCCGCAGAAAACTATACAGAAAGTGCTTTCACTATTGCCAACGCTGTTCAAGGCGGCAACTACATTCTTAGACAACTGCTAACAATTGGTTCTGTTGCTTCAAGTGGTGCAGGTGTGTTTACTTGCACAAGTGGTGACATTCGACGCAATGATGTGGTGCGTGTTACTGGAACAATTTCTGGTGGCACATGGACTGGTTATGTTTCTGGCAACTTGTATTATGTTATAGCAGGTGCTAACCCAACGACCACATTTACATTAAGTGCCACGCCTGGTGGTAAGCCTGTTGCTACTACAAGTGGTATCACTGGTTTAACATTTGAACGCCATCGTGTGTTGTTTAACTATGCTACACAAACAGCGGCACCATTTGGACAAAACTCAAAAGTAACTATTTCAGGATCTACATCAGGCAAGTTTGATGGCATTGGCTATGCTGTTTATTCTATAACAACTGGCACGGCCATTGGTATGTATATTGCCACTGCAGGTAACCAAGCCAGTGCGGCTGGCACTATGGGCTTAACCAATGTAACAGGTGCGGCTGGTTTGCGTGTGCGTAGTTACACACTTGGCACAGCAATGAATGTGGCAAACCGTGTTAGTTTGATTGATCATAATGCAAGCACAGGAACATATCGTGCAGATACACTAACATTGCAACAAGGCAGTAGCACCACTAACCATGTGGTGTTTGACACCACCAAAGCAAGTTTTGTCAAGCCAGTGGCATTCCCTACTATGACCACAACAGTTAGAGATGCTCTAACACCAGCACAGGGTTGGGTTATCTTTAATACCACAACAGTCAAACTTGAGTGTTATGATGGTACTACTTGGCAAGCCTTATTTTAAGATAAACACCTGGCTCTAATTTAGTATAACTACGGTTATGCATAAAGAAAACTCGTGGGTCAATCCACGCACCCAAGTTATAACAGCCGTCAACAAAATACCTGGTAGCCCAAGAATGTGGCCCAATCGTGCCTTTGACACAGGCGGCAGTATTGAAGCCAGCGAAAGCATAATCAAACCCAAACTGCTGAGTGTGTCAGCCATTTGGTTGCGTCCTTGTGCCACAATTGACTTTCCATATCCCAGCCTAATTAGATTCTTTGATCTACAGATCAATCAAAGAAACAACAAGTGGGTGCCCAAACCAGATCCAACACCTGCAATTGGTCGTGCTTGGCAAGTGCCATTCGAGGACATACTAGGTGTGCTTAGAACACTTAACCATTCTGGTGCTCACATGATTTGGTGGTGTACTCCTGAGCGGGAAAAGGAACGAGCCAAGACTCAAACTGAACTGGGCGTTAGGGCCAGTGTGGACCACGAGAAGGTTTATAAAATGTTTGATCGTGGCATGACACCACGACAGGTCAGTGAGGAAATGGGTGTAATGGTTGAAACCATACGCTACATTCAAAGAAAGTGGCGCGATGGGAAACCAGCAGAACACATGCATTTTGGCCGCAAGCCCTTAGATCACCTGGCCATCATAGATGATTTGAGAACACCTGATATCACATGTCAAGCCATTGCTGACAAACATGGTTGCACAAGGTTTACTGTACACAAATTAGCTGTAGCAAACAAGATCTACAGAAGTTAAAGCCAACAAAAAACCCGCACTAGGCGGGTTTGTTGCGGATCAAGATGTGTAGAAATGGCTGTAACTACACAAAGGCTTCAAATGATACACGACTAACAACTGGAGTATATACTTGATCCTATCCGCTGTCATTGCAACAGCGTGTACAAATATTTAGCGACGAAAAAGGTGGTTGTAGATCAAATCAGCGTTTTTTTGGCTATATCAACCTGTTTCTTGACTTTAGATGTAAATAGCTGTATACTGTTAAAACGACAACAACAGAAAGGCTAAAATATGACAATATACAGAGGACACTGGGAAGAACTACCTCCCAATCCAAAATACCCCAACCAGGAACCAACCTGCTACATTAGAGCCGCATCAGGCACCACGGAAGAGATCCGTGACAGGTTGGATGAGTGGTGCAACAGCATTGCCTCCAAAGCAGAAGAACTTGCTGAAGCTATCAAGGATCAAGATGGTGGCTCGATTGTAAGAGCCAGAGAAGTAGCATGGCAAGAATTGGATGCTATGTTACAAGAACAAGGTGGCTCAGAACCCATTGGAGTTGATCCTCAAGTTTACACCACCAAACATATTATCAATGTTTGTAAAAAGGAATTGGTTGCCAAGCAAAAGAATGGTCGGTTGAAGGACATTAAAAAGTCAATGGTGGACCGTCACAACTGGCAAGTGTGTGCTTGGGCCTTGGCTAAGTTTGGTATTGAGTCAATTGACCAGATCACCATGGAACACTTGGATTGGATTGAGGACAGAATCATTGATGTTCAAAGCAATCCCATTAGTACTCCTACTCGAGCCAGTAGAATGTTAAACAGCATATTTGGCTAATTACAAGCCACTTTAGGGTGGCTTTATATTGGCAATCTATAGTGATGTTTGGCGAAACGCAATATTGCCCTATAGTGATGCTAATAGTATAATAATTGAAGTAATACCAATGCCACCCATGGCATTGTGTAGTGTTGTTGAAATAAGAACTAATAAGGAGCCCCTTCGTGGACATAGATCAAGTTTGTAATGTAGATTTAGTTGCTCAATACATCCAATTGAGTTACCCAAATCTTCGCAGTGACCCGTATCTGATAGCAGATCGTTATCGTCGTGCTGTGGTCAAAGAAATAGCCGCAAATTATAAATTGCGTGATCCAATGGATATCAAGTTGAACTTGTATCCTATTAGCACACAACGCTTGTATGTGGCATGCGGTCAGTTTGGTTCAAGAGGTAAGCAACAGTATTGGTGGCCCATATTGCACAAGCAGTTTCCATTAGTAGAAGTTAAGGTCAAAGGATCAAAAAATCGTAGCCTAAGTAAAGCGGGCACACTAACAAAAGCAAAGGTATTATTTGAAATGGACTGGGAAGCAGAATACATTGAAACAATCAAAGACCAAGTGTCAGCAGAGCCTGATGCTTATGACTGGGCACCCATTGACTTAAACAGCATAGGCTCATTTATCATGGAAGCTCGTGTGCCCAGTTTACAAAAATCAGCTATGAACATTATGGCTGTGGCAGAGCAGTTTAAGACTGATGATGCATGGGCTAGACTACCAATGCTACGCCGGCCAGCAGAAAGTGGTCGTGTGTATTATGGCGGCATTAACTTACAAAACTGTCCCAGCACAGTTCGTCATGCGGCTTTAGGCACACATCACAGTTATGACCTACGCAGTAGTGTGTATGCTTGGCAAATTTACATGCTGAGAATGATACAAGACTTGGGCAAGTATGATACACCTGACGGAACTCGTTGCACAAGAGAACTAATCACGGACAAGCACACAGTACGCAACCGCTTGATAGAAACACTTGTAGACACTTCAGGCAGCGCGGATCACAAGTTAAACATCATCAAGCAAGCACTTACAGCAATTGGCTTTGGTGCTCGTAAAAGCAATGCATACTATGAAAATGATGTGCTACAAACCAAAGGCCTTGCTGGTGTAATTTACGACAAGGGTTCAAGAGAAGAGTTTTGCCGTCACCCTTGGGTTGTGGAGTTTATGGCCGAGCAAGATGCTATAGGCAGACAAATTTGTGATGCTGTGCTAGAAATTGCTCCAGCATACAGAACAGATCCAGTGGTAGCAAACAATGGCAAGCTAAGTCGTAAACGCATGTTGGCATTCTTATATCAGCAAGCAGAAACACGAATGATTCAGCATGTAATGGCTCATGTCGAGGCCGCTGAGATATTGTTATGGGTACATGATGGCTTTTGCACACGCCGTGCAATCAACTTACAAGATGCCAACGCAATCTTACTAATGGACTATGGTGATGGCATTCAACTGGTTCATACACCACATGATCGCTGGGCAGAACGACAGCCTGTTGTAGATGAAGCCGCAGAACGAGCACAACGCATTCAAGCAGAAATGGCTTGGCACAGAGCAAGATTAGCATGATAGAAATTTACATAGAAGTACCTCATACAGCAATGATGTGCATGACACCAAAAATGGTACTTGGCAATTATGTCACAGGTGATAGTCGTGTAAGAAGAATTGAATGTGATCGCTTGATGGGTTATTGCACCACAGAAGTTCAAGTGCAAGATGACATGAATCGACAGATAAGTCACTATGTGATCAGAGCCACTTACTCAGATCTTGAAGCAGAAATGCTTACACGACTAATACTTTAGTATGATTTTCGTTATTTGTTGTAAAAATACAACGGAAATCGCCTAAAAATACCCCAAAAAACGGTAGACCAAAGCCCCGAATGGCCTTATAATAAACACATGTTCAACACAAACAGGAGTTTGTAAATGTCTTACTTAAACGAGCAACTTAACCAAAGCCCCAGCACTTTCAAGCCCACAGAGCAAGAAAACATCATTCGCGAGCACTATGACAGCATTGCCAAATTGGTTCTGGCATTTGCTAAAGGCACTACCACCAAGCGTGGTCTTATTGTTAACGGTCCTAATGGTGGTGGCAAGACAGAAGTTGTGCGTCACAGTTTAGACAGCATACGAGCCAAGTATCACATGATCAATGGCTCAATGACTGCTCCTCAACTTTACATTCAATTGTATAAGCATGCCAAGAACGCCAACCAAATATTGGTCATTGATGACACTGATGTTGTGTTAGAAGACACAGAGATGTGCGACTTGCTCAAAGCCGCTATTGATACAGCCCCAGGCAAGACTGTGGACTATGCCAAGACTAACTCAGCCGCACTTCGCACAGCCAATGTGCCCAACAGTTTCGAATGTAAAGGTCGTGTTATTCTTGTCAGCAACAAGGTAATGAGCATTGCTGACATGAGCAATCGCCAAAAGCAAAGCATCAAGCCAGTGCGTGACCGTTGTATGTATATCCCAGCAGGACTCAGCCCAGAATGGACCGCTATTGCTATGAGCATACTTTACAAGCACGGTTTGATCCGTTGCTTTAACGAAAGTGATTTGGACGCTGTTCACAAAGAAGAGATCCTCAAGTTTGTTATTAAAGAAGTCAAGCACTTCCCAGGCTTATCCTTCCGCACTCTTATTACATGTATGGACATGTACAAGATTGACAAGAAGAATTGGAAAAACCTTGTTATGATGGACCAAGGAGTTTAATATGACATTCTTTACACAAGTTACCGCTAACCCCAACGCTACTCAAGAAACCCTTAAGAGCCTTAGTGGCACTGGTAGTTGGTACACATACTACACCCCTGCTGGTATATTCGAAACCCGTGGTGAAGCATTGAAGGCCAATAATTGCGGTAGAGATGCTCTTGAAAGTCGTTGTAGCAGAGATTCATTTCCAGAATGGCGTCGTGAATTAAAGTCACAATTTGCTGATGTGCGTGAGGCTTATGTTCAAAATCCCAAACGCAAGATCAATGCTGAGATATCTCGAGCAGTTACTGGCAAGCCAGTTATGACTTACTATGGTCTTTATCCCAGTGTTAGCGCAGTAGCACAAGCCGCAGGTGTTTTTACTTCTGATGTGCGTCGTTGGATTAAGAATTATCCAGAACACTACTATTATGTTGTATAAAAACAACAACCCTACGCTTTGTAGGGTTTTTGGTTGTCCAGAACCCCAAAGTGCCTTATAATAAACACATGGACACGCAATAACGCAGTTCATAACTCAACAAACAAATTGGAGTTACAAATGGCTTACAAAACAGTAAATGGTAAATTGGTTAAGACCACAGCAGTTCGCAGTATCAATGAGCAGGCTCTAACCAAAGTTCTTGAAAAAATGGCTTACATTCTTATTGAAGAAAATCCAGAAGTAGGTTACGACAGCGATGACAATATGCGTTCTGCGGCTGATGCGACTATTTTGTCATACAATCTTAAGACTCGAGAATTACAAGATTTGTTAGTTTACCGTGAGAAGTTTGAAGCAGTCATGGACAAGACATACAATATTGACCGTGGTACTGGACTTAGTTCTATGATGCAAGATTTAGGTGCTCACTACAAAGAACAAGGTGTGTCTCAGATTGAGCAAGTTATGAGCGGTTTGCTTGACAGCATGATTGGCGCATTGTTTATGGCATCACAAGAAGCCGCATAAACTGGTTGACACAATGATGAATTGGTCGTATAATTAACACATACACAAAACAGGAGTCAGTATGCAAAAACCCAACTCAAATCTAGAGTTCTTTATTAACGAATACTCGGGCTATCTAACAGCCAAGCAAAAGAGTGCAATCCTTAACGGACTTGAACTCACTGCCAGACTTGAGAAGTACGCAGAGCAAAGTTTAGGCCTGCGTCCAGACTTGGTAGAGACCAAACGCCACACTTTTATCTGGAGTCCTCCAGGAGCAGGTAAGACATTCACTGTTCGCAATGTGGCAGACACTAACTGTATAGACTATGTTCAGTTCCATGGTAAAGCCAGTCTTAATGCGTTTGCAATGAAGATGGCCAAGGCCATGTATATTGCCCGGCCTGGAGACCAAGTGAATGTATGGATTGATGACTGCGACAGTTTCTTTACAGACAAGGACGCACTTAACTTGATGAAGATTGTGCTGGACAATGACGAAGGTGCCCTAAGCTGGGATGTGAATGTAGGTGCACAGATTACCAAAGCAGAGAAGATGGGTGATAACATTCTAGTTGACGCACTTAGACATTGGGACAATGGTGGTGTTGGTATCTCCGTGCCAATGGACTCAGCTCGCTTTACAATTACCTCCAACAAGATCCTTGCTAGTAAGCGAGACATCAACAAGACCAAGTTAGCTATGCACGAACATGCAGTTCGTGACCGTGTGCAGTGGCGTGCGTTTGATATTTCAAGTGATGAAGCCTGGGGTTGGATGGCCAGTGTTATGCTGAGTAACAATGTGTTCCAAGACGATGGCTTTATGCTTACACCCATGCAGATGTTTCAGTTGCTACAAATCTTCCACTCAAATTGGGACGACTTAAACGCCAACTCAATGCGTACAGTAAAAGAAGCAGGTGCCATGTTGTATAACAATGCTGAATCCTTTGCTGATGAGTTTGAACAGAACTTTCTGTAAGGAGTAGTTATGAGCAAGTTTCGTAACTTAGATGCGTTTGATCGAGTGCTAGATGAACATTTCAGTGATGACCGTTCAGTTAAAATTAGCTCGACACTTACAGGTATAACCCGTAGCGTTGAAACTCGTGCTAAGATAGGTCTTGGACACAAAGGTAAGCCTAAATCTGCTGAACATGTTGCTAAGATTATTCAATCAAAGGCTGAAAGTGATTATAGCATAAGTGACGAAACTCGTGCCAAACTTAGTGAAGCTGGTCAAGGTCGCGAAGTTAGCGATGAAACCCGTGCTAAGATAGGTGCAAAGAACAAAGGCAGAAAGTTACCTCCTAAAAGTGATGAAACTCGTGCCAAACTTAGTCAATCACTGCAAGGTCGTGAAGGCTATTGGACAGGTAAGCAACAATCAGCAGAAAGTTGTGCCAAACGAAGTGAAAGCCTTAAAGGAAAAGCCAAGTCTATGGATCATGCCATGAAGATTAGTGCCGCTAAAAAAGGCAAGCCATGCACAAATGATAAACGCAAACCGATTGTTGTGCCATTTGGGGTGTTTAGAAGTAGAAAGGAAGCAGTTGAAGCAGGTATAACATTAGACATTAGTAATGTAGCAAGGAAAATTGATGCTAATCTAAAAAAAGATCCAGCCAATTATTATTATATCAGCAAAGAAGAATACATTATGCTCACAGGAAAAGAACTATGAAATTCCGCGACTTAGACAAATTTGATAGCATACTTGATGAACACTTTAGCAATGACCGGGCAGTAAAGATTGGTGCGGCTAATACTGGCCGCCGTCTCAGCGAAGCAAGTGTTACAAAGATAGCAGAAAGCAATCGCAAGCACAAGGAAGAAAACCCTTTAACTGCCAAACAGAAAAAGCAGATTGGTGATGCTATGCGTGGTAAAACATTAGAAGAACTTGTTGGCGAAGAAGCCGCTGAACGAGGACGCAAAAAACGCAGTGAAGCAAGTAAAGGTAAAAAGCGTCCCGCTGAAGTAGGTGAAAAGATTGCGGCAACACGCCGGGCTCGTGGCAGTTATGATGGTCGCTGTATGCGTGGTAAAGAACACAAAGATAGTACTCGAGAGATGATGGCTGTTAAAGCACAAATAAGACAGGACCTACGCCGCAGTCTTAATTTGGGCAAAGCGGGTAAGTTACCACGGGAATTGCTTGAGGCAGAGTACAAGCGAGCAGGCTTATAAATAAATTTACAAGTTTTATCCTCTTGTAAAAAGGTGGTCATGCACCTTTAGAAAGCACACTGGGTTTAGGCATAATCCCAGGTGCTTTTTTTTGACTGTTTTAGAACCATTAGAGTGTATGTTATTGGGCAAAGTCACTAAATAAAACAAAGGATTAAAAACAATGGCAAAACCAATACCAAACCCACCTCATCCAACCAGTTACCGTCAAGTAGAGATATTAGGTAATGTGGTTGATATACAATGGATTCCACAAAGACTCATGAGTTCTGCTTATGGTGAGCAAGACTTTGAGAACAGTGAAATTCGTATTCAAGACCACCTTCGAGCGTTACCGTGCTTGGATACCTTATTACATGAAATGAATCACTATGTCAGTGACTTGCTTAAATTGGATCTAAGTGAACAACAAGTACACAACTTGGGCATGGCCTGGGCCAGTATATTCCGTGCCAATCCTGAGTTATTGGGATTCATTGCTGAACGCTGTGAAGAAGAAGATTTGAAACGCAATGGCAAGGCCTAAACCTCGAACTCTAATAGCACATGTTGCCGCTGATAGAACAGAAACTTCAGTAAATGCAGCCGATGGTATTTGGGTTGTGTGTTATCGAGGCGAACCCATTAGCGTTAGACGCGGTCCTGAAAACAATGCTTACCCTGGCTACAAGTATCTGAAAAGTGCTTGGCCACATTCAGGACATGCTTTCAACATGGCGGATCACCTTAATGAATTATTTGACACTACGGACTTCGCTGTGTGGCAAATGAAGCCACATAGACAGATTGTAGAACCAGAACCTAAGCCACCCAAAGAGTATAACAGGAACTGGCAACCCACCCGGTTTTCTGCAGATGAGATAGTACCTGTCAAAGGCAAGAAGCCTGGACCCTTGCGTTAAAAGGCGATAAGGTGTGCCACAAGAGACGAACACACCTTATCTAACCGTACCAAGTCCACCCAGACTAAACGGCTTGGCTATTTACACGCATAAATAACAATAGGATAGACATATGAAATTACCACAAGAAGTTATTGACCAACTATTTGGCAATGAAAACTTAGCCACAGAGTTGGCCAAGTTAACAAAGACATTAAACGGATTGGCAAGTCTAGCACTTATTAGCGGTGCGATTTACCTTCCATATCAGGCCATACTCACTATCTTGAGTTGGTTTTAAAGGACACAAAACATGGCAGCAGGATTGCTTAACATTTTAATAGAACAAGGTGCGACATTCTCTCGCACCTTGACAGTTTATAGTTCAGGTACTACAGGTTTGAACTTGACTGGCAAAACACTAAGAGGTCAATTGCGTAAGAATCTTGCTGACACTACAGCCGCAGGAACATTTACATTCACAGCCGCTGACCAAGGCACCTCACCAGGTGTTGTTACTTGGATTATGAGTGCGGCAGACACAGCCAACTTACCAGCACAAACTCTACGCTATGATGTGGAGCTAGTAGATGGCACCACAGTAACAAGAATCTTAGAAGGTGAAGCCTTTGTATCAGGTGAGGTAACTAGATAATGGCAACACCAAGAGTAACAGTAGATGAAACCCTGGCTCTAAGTAGAGTTACGGTGACAGACACAGCACCTAGAGTTGCTGTTAGTGAATCAGGTAGTACTACTGGTATTGCTGTTACTGCTACAGGTGAGGTTGTTGCTGTAACACTAAGTCAATCAGCCGCAGGTGTTAGTAGTGTTAACGGCCAGTCTGGTGTTGTTACTGGCATTGCTACCACAGCAGGCGTAGCCTCAAGCATAGCGGCCATTGACTTTCCAGTTGACTCTGTAAATGGTGCAACAGGCACAGTTGTTTTAACCACAAGCAATATTTCAGAAGGCTCTAACTTATACTATACCAATGACCGTTTTAACACTCAGCTTGCTACTAAGTCAACTACTAATCTTAGCGAAGGCACAAACTTATATTATACTGATGGCAGGGTTGATACTAGGCTGGCTAGTAAGACAACAGACAACCTAACTGAAGGCAGCACCAACTTATACTTTACAAACCAAAGAGC